ATGATGCTGTTTAGGCATCCAGAAGAATTGGAAAAACAACGTGTTTATCTTGGACTTAATAACACTTTTGATGCTGTACTTGGTGGCGTTGCTAGGCAAGAATTTATACTCATCGGCGGTAAGCGAGGCAGCGGTAAAAGTATTACTAGTAGCAATATTTTTATTAATCAGTATGAAACTGGTTATTCAAGTATATACTTTTCAATAGAGATGACCGCATACGAGGTCATGGAACGTAATCTTAGTATACTTGCAAATGTAGATTTACAGAGACTAAAACAAAATAAACTGACAGATGATGAAGTACTAAAGGTAGTAAAAGCTAGAGCTGGTATGTTTCAGGATTCTCAAGAGACTGTTAGTGAGTTCTTGCAGCATCGCGATAGATTTAGATTTGAAGAAACACTAGTACGTAATCATAAATTAAAAGATGATAATCAGATGATTATTGTAGATGACAGAGATCTTACAATCAGTAGTATTGATTTGCATATAGGTAAGGCTAAAGCCAAATTTGGTGAAAAATTACAAGTAGTAGTTGTAGACTACTTAAATCAGATTGTTATTGAGGGCAGTGATATGTACGACTGGAAACCTCAAATTGAGGTTTCTAAGAAGTTGAAGAATTTGGCTAGAAAGTATGAAGTTGTTGTGGTAAGTCCCTATCAAATTGATGCTAGCGGTGAGGCTAGATTTGCTAAAGGTATTCTTGATGCAGCAGATATTGCGCTAGTAATGGAGGCACATGATAAGAGTACAAATGCAATTAGTTTTGAAACTACTAAGATTCGTGGTGGTAAGGAGATGAAATTTACTTGCCCAATAGACTGGGAAACACTAAGAATTAGTCCACAAAGTATAGACAGACCAGAGCAAAAAGAAACAGTTAAACGAGCAACAAAGAAACAGCAAGATTTAAAACAAGACGATACCCAAGCAGACCTACCCTGGCATACATAACCTATGACTGATCCAGTACTAGAGCTATTAAAGAAAAATAATCTCGGTTATACAGTAAGTGGCCGAGATTACCTAACAAAATGTTTGAACCCAGACCATGAAGATACTAATCCTAGCTTTCGAATCGATCGTATTAGTGGCGTTGCCCATTGCTTTAGTTGTGGGTTTAAAACTAATATCTTTAAATATTTTGGCATCTTTACTAATCCTGTGCCACTTAGGATTCTTAATCTCAAGAAGAAACTACAACAGCTCAGGGCCAATACAGAGCAAGAGCTACCGATTGGGCACACGCCCTGGACAAAACCGTTTCGTGGTATCAGTGCACAAACACTAAAACATTTTAAAGCATTCTACACAAATCAAGTAGAAAAACTTATTGATAGAATAGTATTTCCTATTGGTGATGTTACTGGCAGAACACAAGTATTTGTAGGTAGACATACCTTATCAAATGGTAATCCCAGATACTTAAACTATCCTAGTGGTGTTGAATTACCAGTATATCCCAGCTATCTAGAAGAACCACAAAAATCTATAATTCTTGTGGAAGGCATGTTTGACATGTTGAATCTATATGACAAAGGACTAAAAAATGCCGTATGTTGCTTTGGAACAAATACATTACAAAATTCTGCAAAACAAAAATTACTACCATTTAAAGCACAGGGTGTTACGCACGTATATATCTTATTTGATGGCGATGAAGCAGGTGAAAAAGCAGCAAAACAGCTTAAACCAACATTAGAACAAGATGAATTTGTAGTAGAAATAATTAAATTACCAGATGGTGTTGATCCTGGTGAATTAGATCAAATAGAAGTAACAAGTATTAAGGAATATACCACAAAATGAAAGTAGCCGTAATTGATAAAGCACCTAGCCGCACTAAATATGAGCAATACTTTAAGTTTGACTTTGAACTATTTCACATGAGTTCTCAGCCAATTACTAAATTGTTGAAAAAAGATGTAGACCTAGATATTGATACTGATCTCTATGACTTAGTGATCTTGGTAGGCGCTGAAGCGGCTAAAGAGTACGGCAAGATTACTAGCGTTACAAATTATGCTGGTCAACTTATTAGCGATAAGTTTATACCAATTAGTAATCCGGCTATGCTTGCATTTAAGCCAGAAGGTAAACCAGACTTTGAGCGTGCTGTAGACAAAATACACAAGCACATTGCTGGTGAAGCTAAGGGTACTAAAACTGGTGATTTCAAGGGTATTGATAAGGAACAAGAAGCATATGATTTCTTGCAAGAAGTCTTAGAAAACGCTCAAGGAGTAGTTGCAATTGATACGGAAACTACGGGTCTTTATCCCAGAGATGGTTATGTGCTTGGTGTTAGTATTAGCTATAAACCTAATCATGGACGTTATATTAGCTGTGATTGTTTAACAGAAGCAAGCACACTGTTATTACAACGTATTTGTAGCGAATTTACTGTAGTATTTCATAATATGAAATTTGACTACAAAATGCTCAAATACCACCTAGACTTAGAATTTGATCGTAGTAAGGTACATGACACTATGGTTATGCACTATGTCTTAGACGAAACAGATAGTCATGGATTGAAAGAATTAGCGCTAAAGTACACCGATTATGGCGATTATGACGCTAAACTGGATGAATTTAAGAAAGAATACTGTCGTCAACATGGTGTGCTCAACGAGAACTTTACCTATGATCTAATACCCTTTGATATTATCAGTGAATATGCCTCAATAGACACAGCAGTTACACTAGAGCTATTCAACAAGTTTTGGCCTATTGTGCAGAAAAATGATAAACTGCACAGTGTGTACACTAAAATCTTAATTCCTGGTACCTTATTCTTAATGGATATGGAAGAAGTTGGTATTCCTATTAGTCGTGAACGTATGCAATTGGCTGATGTATATCTTAGTGAGAAAATTCAGCAAGCTAAGGAGCACATCTATACCTTTGACGAGGTAAAACTCTTTGAAAAGAATGAAGGCAAAATCTTCAATCCTAATAGTGTTATGCAGCTTAGATCAATTCTATTTGACTATGTAGGCCTAACTCCAACTGGTAAAAAGACCTCTACAGGTGCTATTTCAACGGACGCAGAAGTCCTAGAACAATTAAGTGAGGAACATGAGCTTCCTAAAGCGATACTCCAAGTTAGAAAGCTATCAAAAATCCAGAACACGTATATACATAAAATACTTCCTGAGCTGGATCGTGATGATAGGATACGTACTAATTTTAATCTTATCTTTACCACTAGTGGTCGTCTATCTAGTAGTGGGAAGTTTAATGCACAGCAAATACCACGAGACGACCCCATTATCAAAGGCTGTATCAAAGCTCCTCAAGGATATAAAATCGTTTCGCAAGACTTAAGAACTGCTGAGATGTATTATGCTGCTGTGTTGAGCGGTGATAAGAATCTACAAAAAGTGTTTACTGATGGTGGTGATTTTCACAGTTCAATAGCTAAAATGGTATTTGATCTACCTTGTGAAGTTGAGCAGGTAAAGAAACTTTACCCAGATATGCGTCAAAGTGCTAAAGCTATTTCATTCGGTATTTTGTACGGTTCAGGGGCAGACAAAGTTAGCGTAACAGTTACTAAAGCAACGGGCCAATACTATCCAGTAGAACGTGCTCGTGATGATATTAAACAATACTTTACAACATTTAAAAAACTAAAGCAGTGGCTAGACACTAGGAAAGAATTTATTCAACAAAATGGATATACTTACAGCTTTTTTGGCAGAAAAAGACGCCTACCTAACGTATTCAGCAGTGACAAAGGAATCGCAGCCCACGAAGTACGTAGTGGAATTAATTCGGAAATCCAATCCCTTGCAAGTGATGTTAACTTACTCGGAGCTATTGAAACTGCTAGAACAATTAGAGAGCGTAAACTTGACGCAAGAATCTTCATGCTTGTCCATGACTCAATCGTGGCACTTGTTAAGGACAGCGACGTAGATGAATACTGTAACATACTACGCGAATGTACACAATATAACTGGGGCTGTAATATTCCTGGATTTCCTATTGGCGTTGATCAGGACATAGGCGATGACTATAGCTTCGGCAGTTTTGAGGAAACCTATAGGGCTGGCGAGCTTAGTTTGGCCCGTGTTTAGATTGGGTGAGCGGGAGCCATACACTCACGGCAAACTAACATTCTATGCTAGTGAGTATGTGGACCAAGACGACCCTAAACCGTTTAATCGGTACAGGATCGTAGATGATCGCGGTGTAGATAAACCTACACTAGGTTTGCGTAGACTAGTACTCAAGGAGCAAGAAGTTAAATTATTTCCAATTGGTAGTGCAATTTACTTCTTGCAAGATGTTATTAAACTAGCAAAAAGTACAACTTGGTTTATTGATAGTGTGGGACAGGTATTTCAGCACAAAAAACTTGTACGCGCCAAACTGCAAACGCACAGGATCACCCAAGTTTTGCCTGCGTCAGGGATAGGGTGTGTTCTTGAGGTTGAGGGTCTCCCAGAAAGATTTAAAAGCCTACAAGTTCCTAAACCTTATGAACTGTGGGCAGGTATATTACGTTACAACCGATGCAACTTACTTTACGGATATTACAGCGAACCAATTGAAACTACATGGAGACTAGTGTGAAAGCTATTATAACTAACAGGATTTATATGGATGATCCTGGTAGACTAAACGCCAAGTTTATCATGGATAGTTTAACTTACAAGTTTAAAAAGAATACAGGCAGTAAAAAATTTAGTGTAGTAGAAACCGTCAAAAACTATAGAATATTGCCCAAAGGTATACTTAGTGTTCCGCAAGGTAGGGTCGACCTAATACCTGATGGCTATGAAGTAGTAGATAAACGCGTAATGAATCCTGTGCCATTTCCTACACCTAAATACAGTTTGCGAGACGATCAGCTAGAAGTATACACAGAAGCTAATGATACTTGCTTTATTAATGCCTTAGTAGGTTGGGGTAAAACATTTACAGCACTACATATTGCACGCAAATGGGGGCAAAAAACACTGATAGTAACACATACTACTGCACTACGTGATCAATGGTGTGATGAAGTTAGAGCACTATTTGGAATGGAGCCTGGTATTATTGGCAGTGGTCAATATGACGTAGAAGATCACTTCGTAGTAGTAGGCAATGTACAAAGTATTGTTAAATATTTGGATAGGATTAATAAAGAGTTTGGCACTATTATCTTAGACGAAGCACATCATTGTCCCGCTACTACATTTAGCCAGACTATAGACAGTTTCTATGCTCGTTATAGATTGGCACTTAGTGGTACTATGGAACGTAAAGATGGCAAGCATGTATTTTTTAGTGATTATTTTGGTAGTACTGTATTTAAGCCTAAACAAGCCAATACTATTAATCCAGTAGTACACCTAGTAAAAAGTAATATTACACTAAAACCCAATGTACCTTGGGTAGAAAAAATCAATGATCTAACGCAAAACGAATACTATAGACGATATATTAGTGCTTTAGCTACTTTTCATATTGAAAATGGCCACAGCGTACTAGTAGTAGCAGACAGAGTAGAATTTCTAGAAAAGGTAAAAGAATATGTTGGAGAAACGTGTTTGTTGGTTACTGGCGACACCAGCTATGAAGAAAGACAATATGCTAAAGAGCAAATCCTCAGCAAAACAAAAATGTGCATTGCTGGCAGCCGTCAAATCTTTGCCGAAGGAATTTCAATCAACGCACTCAGCTGTGTTATCTTAGCAGTACCAATGAGTAACGATAGTTTATTAGAACAGATTGTAGGGCGTATTATGCGTCCATATCCAGATAAGCCACAGCCTATAGTAGTAGATGTACAATTTAGTGGCTGGGCAGATAAGAAACAAAATAATGATAGGCTTGGACTCTACGTGCGTAAAGGCTGGGAGATCTTATCGGTATAGAAATTTTCACTTGTTCAAGTGAACTAACTATGGTATAATATACTATGAATCAAAGAAAAGTATTTGTATTTAACCACAGTAAACTAGAGCAATTAGCTGGTGGTGATGCTATAAAAATTGTAGAAATCCTTGAAGATTACTACAAAGGTTTTGACTATAAATTAGGTGGTGGAAGTAGTTACTTGATTAAACCAGCACAACTTTTCTTTGATCAGACTACAGATATACTATTTAAATCACAGTATATACAACTAGCGGCACGTAGAAGCTATCAACACTATAAAGACTTAGGTTACAAATATTTAGATTTAAGTTACTATCCAGACCTAAACTTAGAAGCAATAAAATACAATCCGCTATTAACAACAAACAACAACAAAATATACTTCAAATACGAGGAATAAATGGCACTTAGTTTTAAACAAACAAAAGGTAAAGCAGCATCAAACAAAGTAGAAAGCTATGAGTACAAAGATGGTGAAAATACAGTTAGACTGATTGGTGGCGTACTTCCTAGATATATCTACTGGCTAAAGGGCACTAATAACAAAGATATTCCTGTAGAGTGCTTAGCCTTTAGTCGCGAAAAAGAAAAGTTTGACAACATTGAAAAGGATCATGTGCCTGAGTACTACCCTGACTTGCGTTGCAGCTGGAGTTACTCAATCAATTGTATTGATCCCAAGGATGGTAAGGTCAAAGCATTAAATCTTAAAAAGAAGTTATTTGAGCAGATTGTTAATGCTGCCGAAGATTTAGGTGATCCTACTGATTATGATACAGGTTGGGATGTTGTATTTAAGCGTCAAAAAACTGGCCCACTTCCATTTAATGTTGAGTACACACTACAAGTACTGCGTTGCAAACCACGAGCACTAAGTGCCGAAGAACGTGCACTAGCCGATGCAGCACAAAACATTGATGAAAAATTTCCTAGACCTACAGCAGATGAAGTCAAAGCATTGCTAGAAAAGATCAACACTCAAGGTGAAGATGAAGAAGGCGATACAGCAGAACAAGAAGCCGTTAAGGAATTAGGTTAATAAAAGGCCCAGTAATGAAAATTACTGGGCTTTTTCATCACAGGAAAAATAATGAAAATACTTTTTACAGCTGATATACATATAAAATTAGGTCAAAAAAATGTTCCTGTTGATTGGGCTAGAAATCGCTATAATTTATTGTGGCAGCAATTTGAAGAACTGCAACAACAAGCTGATGTATTTGTTATAGGCGGTGATGTATTTGACAAGCTACCTAGTATGGATGAACTAGAAGTTTACTTTGACCTAGTTAGTATCTGTAAAATTCCTACTATAATTTACAGCGGTAATCACGAAGCAGTTAAAAAATCTACTACTTTTATGACCAATCTTGCTAAAGCTACAAACTTGTTGAGTAGTAAACGCAATGTTATTGTTATAGATGACTATTATAGTGATTACGGTATAGAGTTTGTTCCCTATAATAAATTAAAAGACTTTGAGCAATCTAATCCTTGGCCAGAAGGTGGCAGAATACTGTGTACACACGTTCGTGGTGAAATACCACCACATGTTACACCAGAAGTTAATTTAGATATATTTAATGCCTGGAATATTGTACTAGCCGGAGATTTACATAGTTATGAAAATTGTCAACGTAATATCCTGTATCCTGGCAGTCCTGTCACCACTAGTTTTCATAGAGATGTTGTTGACACTGGTGTCATACTTTTAGATACTGAAACACTAAAACATACGTGGATTAAGCTAGAAGTGCCACAGTTAATTAGAAAAACTGTTGGTGCTAATGACCCTAAACCGTCCACTGAATACCATCATACAATTTATCAAGTTGAGGGTGATTTACAGGAATTGGGTGGGTTGGAAGATAGTGATTTAATAGATAAAAAGGTTATTAAGCGCAGTAGCGATGTTCAGTTAATGCTTGATAATGATATGACACTAATAGAAGAAGTAAAAGAATACTTACAGTATATCTTAGCACTACCAACGGAAACTATCGACAAAGCTGTGCTAGAAGTGCAGAACAATTTGGATAAAATAGAACATGATTAACACAGACTATCACCCTAATTTTTACTATGTTGCTAGAATACTTGCTGAGCGTAGATATGGTTCGCAAGATCATTGGGAGCTAGAGCTTGATAAGGCTGTTGAGATGGTGCTGTTAATGGAACAATTAGGTTTTTTAAATAAACGGAAGTTTTGGAGCAATGATAACAATAAAAGAATTACGTTGGAGTAACTGTTTTAGCTATGGTGCTAACAATAGTATTAATTTTGTCAAAGCTCCACTAACACAACTTGTTGGCAAGAATGGACACGGCAAGAGCAGTATTGCACTTATTCTAGAAGAAGTGTTATTTAATAAAAATAGTAAGGGTATTAAAAAAGCAGATATACTTAACAGATATATTAAAGATAAAACCTATACAATTGAGTTAGATCTAGAGCGTGATGGCAATGAGTACACAATTAAAACTACTCGTGGCACACAGCAAACTGTTAAATTGCTAAAAAATGGTCAAGATATAAGTGCTCATACAGCAACACAAACCTACAAGATCATAGAAGATATTGTAGGCATAGATCATAAAAGCTTTGCACAGATTGTTTATCAAAGCAATGCAATGAGTCTTGAGTTCTTAACAAGTGCTGATACGGCTCGCAAGAAGTTTTTAATAGAAATCTTAAATTTAACTAAGTATACTCGTGCAAGCGAAGTATTTAAAGAAATTTCACTAGAGCTTGGCAAGGAGATTAGTGGTACACAGGCTAAAGTAAATACTGTGCGTGGATGGTTAGACAAGTATGAAAAAACTGATTTAACGCCCAAGCAGCTGGTTGTGGTAGAAACACTAGACCCTAAACTGGAGCAACAAGCAGCAGAGCTAAACCTAGAGATTAGCAATGTAGACAAAACCAATCGCAAGATTGTGCAGAATAATACCTACAAGCAACAACTTAATGCAATTGACCTAACTTTTCCGCCTGTAGCAGCCGTAGACGCCGAACATATTCGCAAACTACAACAAGAGCAAACAGAGCATATGAAAACAGTTAAAGACGGCGAACTGTTTATTAAGAAACTAAAGAATCTGTCTGGGGTTTGTCCAACTTGCTTTAGTCAAATTGATAGTACAAAAACTCAAGAACTAATTACTAGCAAAGACTATGAAGTTGAAATGGCCAGAGCTAGCGCTGCTGCTGCACTGATTATAAGCAGCGAACTTGAAAATCAAGATAAGCAGTATAAACAAGCTATAAAAGCTCAGCAGGAATTTGAACGATTACATCAACTAATAGATAATACTCTACCAGCCAAAACACTGGATAAAAATGAATTACAAAATCAATATGACAACCTGGCTAGAACTATACAGGAAACTAAACAACGAATTAAACAAGCAGAGGATCGAAATACACAAGTACAAACTCATAATGGTAAAATAGATACTATAAAGCAACAGCTTCAGGAAATGAGTGAGGAGTTGGAAGAACACAGCTTTCAGTTACACTTAATGAATGAGCGTATGAGTATATTGGGTGTATTAACTAAAACATTTTCAACTACTGGATTGGTAGCCTATAAAATAGAATGTTTAGTTAAAGACTTGGAATCAATTACTAATCAATACTTAGTAGATCTTAGTGATGGTAGATTTCAGATTAGTTTTAAGGTAAATAGTAGTGATAAATTGTTAGTCGTGGTTACAGACAATGGTCGTGATATTGACATTAGTGCATTAAGCGGCGGTGAAAAAGCTCGTGTAAACGTTGCCACACTGCTAGCAATTAGAAAACTAATGCAAACCTTATCAAGTAGTCGCATCAATTTACTAATATTAGATGAAACTGTAGAAGCACTTGATGTTGATGGCAAAGAAAAACTAGTAGAGGTGTTGTTGCGAGAAGAACACCTTAATACTTTTTTAGTTAGTCATGGTTTTAGTCATCCACTATTGGATAAAGTAAATGTTATTAAACGTAGCAATGTATCTCGCATTGAGGCATGAATATATGCGTAATAAAAAGTTTGAAAAAGTATTAGAACGACGTAAAAAAGCCAAAGAAGCTGCACAAGAGAAAATTGAGCAGCTTGATCTATATACTAATAGTGATGGCACTATTAACTGGGATAAGTTGGCTAAACATATTAAAGAGGCTACAAGTGGTAGACAGCAGGGCTAAAGGTGCTAGAACGGAAACCTTGGCTCGCGACATGTTGCGTAAACATACTGGATTAGCCTGGGAACGTGTTCCTGGTAGTGGAGCACTAGATGCCAAGCATGGTTTAAAGGGGGACTTGTACGTCCCCAACCATATTAATAACTATTGTGTTGAAGTAAAAGGCTACGCAGAAGATCATATTAACAGTGGGTTATTAACACATAAAACTCCACAGATAGTAGAGTGGTGGCAACAAACACAACGTCAAGCCTTGCAAGTTGATAAAATGCCACTATTAATATTTAAGTATGATCGTAGCAAATTATTTGGTGCTACAGCTTTTGTTTGTGATAATATGATGGACAAACGTTGGTTGATGTTCTACTCACAAGATTACGAGTTTTATATGTTCTTGCTAGAAGATTGGCTTGTAGGAAGCAAAACTAAATTTGTAGATTGACTTTTGTTATCAACAGTGATATAATAATAGATTACACTCTAAAAAATGACATGAAAACCTTTAAACAATTTGAGAGAACTGAAAAAACACTGATGATAGTCGATGCGCTTAATCTTGCGTTTCGATACAAGCACAGCGGCGCTAGAGACTTTGCTGAGGATTACCTACGAACAGTGGAGAGCTTAGGCAAAAGCTACAAGGCGCAACATATAATTATAGCAGCAGATCAAGGGTCTAGCAGCTATCGTAAAGCTATTTATCCAGACTATAAGCAAAATCGCAAAGATAAATACGATAAACAAACTGAAGCTGAAAAGGCAGAGTTTGAACTATTCTTTGAAGATTTTACTAAAACACTAGAGTTGCTTGGAGAACACTATCCTGTACTAAGGTTTCAAGGTGTAGAAGCAGATGATATTGCTGCATATATAGTAAATAAAAAACGTAAATTAGTACTTGATCAGATTTGGTTAATGTCAAGTGACAAAGATTGGGATTTACTTATCAAGCCAGGAGTAGGAAGATTTAGCTATGTTACACGCAAAGAAGTTACTTGGGAAACTTGGCAAGATCACTACTCATTTGAACCCGAACAATACGTTCATGTTAAGTGTCTTATGGGCGATAGTGGCGATAATGTCCCTGGTGTGCCTGGCGTTGGACCTAAACGTGCTCAGCAACTTGTTGAAGAGTATGGTACTACCT